AATATCTTGGTATACTTTAACGTTAAAACCCTCGTCTGAGGTTGCTGTGTAAATTGCTTGTGTACTACCCCATGGTAAGGATGCAGATAATTGTGGTCCATAATCGAAAATCTCAGTATCCTCCCCCTCAGAAATTTCTAGACGACATTTTATCCTGGGAGATCCACTAAGAACTGCCCCGCCCTTGTAGTATAGTTCAATATAATATTTTTCACCAGTTAAAGCTGGAACGAGGTCTGTTGTTTCAAACACATAATCATCACGAATAATTGTAGAAGAGTTATTACCCTCAAGGCTTAAACAATTATTACCAACGTGTGAGGCAGAGGTTTCCTGTACGAGAGTACAAGCCTCATTACTTTGAGTATAACTGTAAAGTGATGTTATTCCCTCTATATTTACTTCAAATCCAGTGTTGGGAGATTCTTGTACCCCAACAATCATCCACTTTCTTTTGCCATCTTGGGAATTGGTTCCCCAGTAGTTCTTATGGTCATCCTCAGCTAAATCGCTTGCTACTTCTGCATCAACAAACATAAATTCAGATGCCCCATACAACACTTCCTTGCCTTCAGTTTCAACTTGATACATATCTTCATAAAGATCATCACCTAGATCATTCCCATTACTATCTACCCCAACAGAGTGTAACCACGCATCTGTATTTATTGGCACATCAGAAAAATCACTTTCACCATCAGAAAATATTTGTGAACCACCATAACCCGCTGTCGTATCTATCCAACTTACGTCATCACCTAAAATAGTTGAATAGGTATTAATAAGCCTAAATTCACCATCATCGGGTATATACCCATCGGTAATAGCCCTATAAAGGTTAATAGCAGTTATGCGGGGATTAAAATTATCTGTGTCCATACCAAGGGTGAGTTTGACGTTGTTTGTATTGCTTTCACCTTCTGGTGCGGATGGAATATCAAAGTAAGCATAGTTTTTATCAAAATTTAGTTCTTGGTTTCCATCAAATACTGGAATAACTTTATAATAACATACCCTACGGCTATCACTAAAAGGCAGTGAACCGCCACTATCATCTATACCGCCAGGTGAAAATGATATATCAAAAGTCTCTGGTAGACGGGGGTGGGCAATATCTAAATAGTAATCATCATATGTATGTGCGAATGCGTCGTTACTTGGGTCCCAAAAAAAACTCCTATCTATTTTTTGATATACACGAGGTTGATCATCGGTGCCTAAGGCAAAACGCAACTTGTTTCCGTAGTTACTTATTCTACAGGGAAACTTTGAAGAGGGATCATACACATCTGTAAAATCAGTATCTTCAAGTATCTCAAAGGGGGGAGAAAAACCACCGTTGCTCGTGAGCGTATCATAGATGTGAACAGAGTAAATACCAGCCCCATAGGAGCCATCATCTACTAGTTCCCATAAATGCTCTCCATCGGGTAGAGTTGAGGAATCAATTACTTCATAATACCCAAAGGTAGTAGGGTCTAAAGGATCGTGTGATGAGTTTGATGCATCATACTTATATAGGTTGATTGTTACAGACATATTGTCCTTTAATTAGGTTCAATAGTAAAAGAAATTGTTTGTGAACCACCTAAAAACATATTATTGAGTGGATTAATGATTAGTCTATACCCGTTGTTTAAATAAAACCACTCACTTATTTTCACGTCTTCTTGGGAAAACGTTGTTGTGCTTGATAAGAAAATAGCTAGTTGCCATTGTCCATAATGAACAAAATTATTTGAAACACCTGGCCATATAAAACTATCTAAATCTAAATCCCAGTTTCCTGTACCCCACGGTATAGCATTTAGAGAGTCATACATATACCAACCGCCACCAAATCTTACACCAAAAAACGCATAAGGGTATGATCCTGTTTGCGTGGCCGACACTTCTAGTGAGACGTTTTCAATCCCACTAGAAATATCTATATTAGTATCAGCGTTTGGGGTTATGATGTTGATCATTAAGTTAGGTCTTCAGCTTCCCAATTAACAGTAACACTCCCCCCCAAATATACATCGGGAGCAGACAACGTTACCGTTAAGCTATCATACGTTGCTTCAATATTAAACAGTCCGCTATTTCCAAACGTATACTCTTCACCATCAATAGTTTTATATACCTTCACTGTATAATCCCCCGTGACCAAATTTGTTGTTGCCCAGGTTAAACTTGATAAGTCAACGCTAACAGTTTTGTATCCGTTACTATCATCAGTGCCAGTCCACGATAACGAATCATAATTCGTATGGGTATATTCATTGTAGGTGGTTGAGTTCACTATAGCTATTTTATAATTATCTCCGTCAGAAATACTGTCAGTAGAGTGTTGCGTTAGTGTTACATCAATATTATCATCGTTGCTTGCCTCATCACCCATATCTGGAGCAGTAACTTCTATGCCAGATTTTAAATTAAGTGTATCACTATCTCCGTCAATACCATCGACATTAACAATAGAGGCTACTATGCTCATTGATGCAGAGGGTTCTGTACTGGGATTCCCATCAGATTGTCTTATTATCGAACTTAAATTTTGCAATTCGCTCATAACAGTATCGTCAAAATCAAAAGTATGACTGCCAATATAATCACCGTTATCTAAAGCTATAGCTCCATCATTTATAATTATGTATGAGCTACCATTATGATATGCCTCAAGCTTCACTACCCATTCAGATGGATCAATAGGGGTGCTATCTTCTATAGTATATTCAATTATATCAGAATCGTAATGGTGTCCTTGTGATGAATTTGTAAGTTGAAAAGATAGATAAAGGGTATAGGTGTCGTTACTAGACACAACTGGCGGAACATCTAGGCTATCTACAGTCATATAATATTGACTACCATTATCATAATCCCAAGATAGTAATTGGTAATAAGCATCCGCATCAGCATTCCAAGTCCATTCCCCACTATCTACTTCACTTGTAACAACGTCACCAGCACTATCCTCTATCTCGATAAAAACTACAAAATTTTGTGGGTCACCACCATAACTATACGGATTCATAGCTATTATATGCAGATTACCGTCCGCATCAACACTACATTCTTCAATAAAAGTATCTCGATTCCCAGCACCATCTTCACCTAAAACTTCTAGTTGAAAGTTATGATTTGAGGGTGTGATAATTAGTTTATTATTTGTAACACTTTTAACTAGAAAGTGATCGGATATCTCTGGATTTCTCCCTATTGCTTCTTTCATTAAATCACCCATAGTCCCAAGGGTATGGGACGAGGGTTTAACATAATCATTGAAATTTTCAACCCTAATCATATCTCCACGTCTAATTTTACCCCTTTTTGCCTCATATAGAGACCCCCCAGGTTGTAGTGCTGTAGACCCTAATTCATCCCAGTCTGGTTTGTATTTAATTATCATATTAACTCCACTCTATAATTTTATTGTCTCCATTAAAAAGTTCCCCGTACCCAATCCACAAGTACCCGTCTGGGGTGTCCCACCTAACTAATTGTTTAATTTTTACACCGTTTATGTAAGCAGAAATTGCCCGACCTAAACGTTTTTTTATCATCCCAGGTTTGTCTGTTTCAATATTAACAGATTTTGTAACCTTAACATCTTCTGTGTCCGCTTGGGAATTATATCCAGCCCCTAAATCAATTTTAATCTTCATACAACTTCTACCATACCTAAGGCTTTCTTATAAGCTAAGTCAACACGTTGAGGTTTATTATCTATCTTCCATAATATACTCTCAGCCAAGGCTAAGGCTATGATTTCGATATTATCTTCAAAAGGTAAAAATGAACTTAAACTTCCTGAAGTTAGTACTGTCGGTTTGCTTAAATATGTTACCGTTATAACCCCTGTACCAACTCCCCAATAGTTTATTATAGGGGTATTCCCTAAATCATCAATATAACACATAGGATAATCTATATCTGGAGTATAATAGTGGTTGTTAAAAGCTCTTGACATACTTTTAGGTATTATCTCAATTGTTTGGGTATGCTCGCTAGAAGTTGATTGTCTTACATCAAGCACTGCACCCCTAAAAGGAACTTCAGGTAGGTCTTCTGAATCATTAGTGTTTGAAGGTGCAAAAGTGTGTGTAGTCTGTAAATCAGCTAACTTCTCAATAGGAAGTATATTCCCAAGCTCTAGGTGAGCGTTATTAATAGCATCAATACAATTATCATCAGTAAAAATGTTAGCACTTGGATCCTCAATAGCTGTTCTTAACTTATCAATTAATTCTATTCCAGTCATAATCCTCCTAAAAGGGGAACCCTGTTAAAACAAGGTTCCCGTGATTAGTCAGCTATTAATAGCTAGTTGGTCCACCAACAAGTAAACCTTGCATTCTAGGTGCAGTACAAACTAACTGACCCATCCAAAATATTCTAGCCTGGATTTTATCAGAAGCTTCTAAGCGAGCGAAATCCTCAAAAGAGAAATTCCGTTTGCTATGCACTTTGTAGTCAAGGTATTTAGTATTAAGCATATACATATGCCCAGCTGGACAATGCGAATCCACTACCACCGATGCACCTTTGAAGCGTAACGACTGGAAACCAGCATCGCCTAAAGTAGCATCACCTTCAAAACGCTTGTTGCCTTGAATTGAAGACTCATAAGCATCATAGATAGTTTGAGTAGTAACAATCAAATCTGGTTGATCATTATCAATACTACAAGCACCATACATCTGTGTCATTTTCTTCACAATCTCAGCTACACCGTTTGAGACAGATACACACTCATCAAAAGTGGATGCAGTTGAGTCAGTGTCACTAAAGGTTGCAAAAGAACCAACCTTAGCATCCCACCATGTGTCACCATCAGAATCAATGCCACCAAGACTTCTAGCAGTACCACATACAGTATTGTCTACCTCCCCTGGAGCTGAAAAAGTATTAGCATCACCATCAATATTTAATGCCGAGTTATCACCAGAGGCAACTGTACCAGCACCGTTTAAAGACGTTAGCCCGTTTGAAACAGCACCAGAATTGAAAATCCCAGAACCAAACAAATCTTTGATTGCCTTTTCAGCGTTTGATAGCTTTGCTTTTAACATAGACACAACTTGCGATGCACCCATGTTGACATATTCTTCATCACCAGAAACAACAATCGAGTTGTAGGCTGTTGCCCAGCTCCACTCAGCTTTCTGTGCGACCTCACCCATAGCTTGCCCTGTTGCACTACCACTACCTGGGGTTAACCAACCTTGGTTGGCATCTTGTTTTGCGTATTCTATCGGAGTAACAATCTTTACACCACCATCTAATTTTTCTGCATTCTTTAAAAGTTTGTAGCAGAGTACGTTGGAGTTGTAAATATTGTCAACTAAGATAGGTATAAATTTGTCTCTCGTTAATGCGGAGACTGTTGTAGATAAACTCATTGTTTATCCCCTTTCTTTATTTGAAATATTCCGCAATTTCTGGGTCATCAACACCAATCTGTTTATAAGACTTGTACCGTGAAGGAGTTTTAGTCTCCTTCGCACCAATCTCAGAGGTTGATATTACTTTCCCACTATTGCGACCTTTATTGTCAACTAGTTGTTTATAGTGGATAAGTTGTTCTTGCACCGCATCATAAGACCACTCCTTGAACGCTAAAACCATCGATGGCATCCCATCAATAGAAAACCGTTCGGTGTTCTTTTCAGCAAAATCTAAAAAATCAGCCATAGAATCTTCATTCAAAATGTCTGGATGTGTAGACTCAATTTCACTTAATTGTGCATCAAGCACTTCAACACGCTGTTCAATAACACGGTCATTTTCTACTCCCTCAAGGCTCTCTAGCCGTTGTTCAATTTCTGAAGGTTCCTTAGAAACCTCAGTTGGGAATTTGCCATCTAAACCAAGCTTCTCAGCTTCGTCTGGATTGTCAAAAAAATAATCCTTAATATGTTCTTTGAAATCATCGTCATCGTTAATATGCTCTACTAACTTATTCCACTGAGATAATTGTTGAGATTTTTTAGTGTTGGACTTTTGCCATTCAGATTTATTATTTGAATCATCCATCCAAGCTTTAACCGTGTCAAGGTCATAATTCTCACCATCAATCTCTATCCCATCAACAATTGACTCAATTACTTCTTCAACTGGTTCTGAAGTTTTATCAGTTGTATCTTCTGCTACAGACGTTGTAGTCTGTGTCTCTGGTACTGCGGGCAGTCCAGAATTATCTAGTTCAGACATCACCTCTGGTGACACCTCAACATCATTATACGTTTTACTCATTTAGACACTCCTTTCGGGTTGGTCTGTTGTTTAAAAAAATCTTACAAATTTTGTGGTGTTGCGGTAACCGTGCCTCTGTTGGATCCTATTTTATAAATAGAATTATTATAACGAAATACCTCGCCTGGTGAAGACCCACTAGCAACAAGCTTAACAGCCCACTCCAATGGTGTGCGGGATTCACCTCTGCTATGGTCCGTTACCCGACCACGATCACTTACACGAACCTTAGTTTTTTCATTTATCTCTGAAGGATCGAAGTCACCGTAGTGTGCATGTTTTAGATTTACGTTTGAACCTCTGATGTGCTTTGATGCAATACTCTTCAATTTAGTCGCAGTTTTAGTTTTACTTTTACTTTTACTTTTCTCTTCTTTACTCATTTAAGGAGTCCTTTCAGTTTTTCCTTTTTTGCTAAACCTTGTATGCTGGGGTCATTGGAATTGAATGCACTTAGCATACACTCCGATGTCACCCCATCGTACCCGTTATTAATACACCAATCGTTAAGCGTTATTATTGGTGGGGAGGGCGTTTGTATCTGTTTCTTTTCCGATTCCACTTAATTCTCTTTGTCTTAATAGTGAGTCCATAATTTCATCTTCATCAGTAGAGTTTTGCAAAGTATCCATCTCCTGTTGCATCTGCATCATTTGTTGTTGTTTTTGCTCAACTATACCCTCTAATATTTCTTTAGATATATCCTTTTGTGTCCATCTCCAAAACTGCTCTGGGTCTAATACACCTAGTTGTAATAAATCAATTGCTTGGTCAAACCTTGCACCACGATTCTCTGGTAAAGAACTCCCTGGTATATATTTAAAATCTAAATCAACATCAATATCATACGGAGCTACGGTTCTAAAATCATAACCACTACCGTCTTCAGCGTAACGCCTAATAGTAATAGCATTCTCATAATTCTTTGATAATAACAGCAATACAATTCTGTATGCATCGATAACAGTATCAGAACCTATTTCACGTTCTTTTGCTCTGATAATTTGTTGTGAGGCTTCTTGTAATTGAGATATAGCCCTTGATGCCGTAACACCTTTTGGGTTTCTACCTTGTGTAATATCATGCACCCCAGAGACTGTGTCAGCCAACTGAATCATACTCTCTGCCATCGGCAAAGTTGATGATGATATATTCCCAGCAGATAATCTATCAATTTTTTCGTGTGGACCATTAACATAAAAGACCTGTCCAGGCTTATCACTCGGACGATTCCCTTGGGTTTTTGCTAAAGATTTACTCATAACCATCGCTGGATTACCGTGGTATATAAGATTATCCATCCCTTGAGATAGGGCTATACTTGAACCCACCGCTAAACTTTCAATAATCTCTGGTTCACCCTTACCCCATATAGAGTGAGCTGATTGGTAATTTTGGAAGGTAATTAGTGGCATATGATCATATGGACTCTGCACGTCTTGTAATAAAACTTTACCAGCCCACGTTACAAGTCTCCACTCTTTGTCAAAATAAAACGCTTCTTTTAATAATGTCTGACCACCACGGTAGTCACTATCCTCTTTATTATCTAAAGGACTCGACGTAGCAAGAGATGGTACTTTATCACTAGCACTACCCTCTTGCTTTTTGATGAAAGAACGATACTCGTTCATCTTACCCTCTGGGGCCACATCTTTACCATAAGCATCTTTAATATCATCCACATATGTAGGGGTGGCAAATATTACACACTTTGCATCTTGCATGTTGGTAGCTAAAGGATCAATAAATACCGTAAACGGGTCTGGGACGATAAACTCCGTTTCACCATCAACTGTAATAATTTTCATAAACCCGTTACCATACAACAACCCATCTCGTTTCATCATCGCTACAGCTCGTGTGAATTTTTTTTGTTCCATCACACTCTCGACAGCATCCTGAGCTAATCGAGCCGAATCCACTTGTTCTTCGGTCTTAGGCATAAGGTCAACCTTGGGAGGTCGATCTGTAAGGATAGAATACATAGTCTCAATAACAGAGTGGATTATATTAGGCTCAATTCGGGTTTTATATTTTGGTAGATTATAAGGCTTTAAAAAATCACCGTTGTATAATTCTTCATTCCTACGCCAACGGGGTATACGCCCCTTGCGTGCATCCTTACACGCCACAAACATCTGCTCAAGCTTGCTGACCTTATTCTGGTCATTACTTGAAATCTCTTTAATATCTATGTTGGGATATGGCTTCATTAATTTCCTTAATTAAACGTGTACGTCCAAGAGTCGGGATCAGGGTTTAATAACCTCTCATATTCAGACTCATCCTTAGTTTTAACCTTAACATCGATAGGACTTTGAACGTGTGTTAGTGCATACCTTAATGCATCTACAGCGTGATCCTCAAGTGTTGTGTCTAAATCCTCTGGACGTTTCTCATCAAAAATCATATCAGGTATCGTCCTGGTTAAGTTTGGACAAGAACCCTTTAAAATATAAAAGTTGGGATCATTTTTATCATCCCAGTGCATCTTCTGTGCTATGTTCCTCCAACCGTTAACCCTGTCATTGTTGGCTGGATTTAAATTTGGTACTAAAGGCGAATCACCAAAGCCCATCAACGCATTAGCAATTGATTGGTCCGCATACATCGGTGCCTCTGGTTTACGCCAACTCATAGGGTTTCTAGTCCACATTGATGGGTCACCCAAACTCATTGTGATATTCTCACCTTGAGAGTGCTTGGCGATAAGTTCCCCCCACTCCATTGGGTGGCGTTCCGTTCCGTATAATTCACGATAACACAGCACCCTTCCTTTGGGGGTAACCTCAACCCATATAGCAGAAAAAGGAGCTGAATAACCCCAATCAATACCTATATACCTATGGTTAGCTCGGTTAAAAAATCCCAGATTCTTGGCATCCTTCTTTTCAATAAGATGCTTACTAGGCTCCCACTCCGAAAAGTATTGTCCAGCAAACACATCCCAATCACCATACCTCCAGCTACTACGCATAGGCTCTGGTAGTGAATCCAAAAATTTAACATAAGCTGGATCAGCGTCGGCTAGTGTTGGATTATCTTCAACGGTAGCTGGAATAAAGACCCGCTTGCGTCCAGAAATTGGATCACGAAACGCCTTATTAGATTCGTTCTTGCCAATCTTAAACCTCTTCTTTAACCACTGATGCCCAGGACCACCAGGATTTGCAGTTAAAAACGCTTGAGGTTTAACATCACACGTAGAACGTACCGAACTTAACAATTTCAAATAACTTAACTCATCGGGTATCTGCCCGACTTCCTCAATTAACAATCTGTGTATCTCCCAACCCTGAAACTGTGAGTACGCATTCTGATCCTTTAAATGCCCCGTGTATATTTTTCCACCTTTGGGGAAAGTGAAAACTGTTGGCTTTCCAGATACCCGTGCATTGGGGAAAAGCTCGACCGCTCTATCAATCCAGTTACGTAAATCAGAGTGGTTCCTACGTATACAAAGCCCAACATAGTTAGGAGAATGAACACCTTTAAGCATCCATACAATCCCTGCATCAGTCTTACCACCACCCCTAGCACCACCATACAATATTTCATAGGTTTGCTCATTAATAGATAAAGCTAAGGTTTGTGGTCCTTTGTGGGGTACCCAAGCCACTAACTCTAATTAGACCCACCATCACCAGCGGGGGGATTAATATTTGATTGAACCGTATATGGCGTTCTTTTTTTACGCTTCTTAGCAATTTTTTTTAATTTAACTATTCTAGAATGATCTTTTATGTTATTTGGTTTTAGCAATTTCTCTTAATCCTTAGTAAAAAAATTTTCATAATCAACTATAGTAATTTATAATATTGCTGTGAGTCATATATATACATATACGGCAACTCGCTCCCCGTCTCCTCGGAAATCACGATCACACAACGGGTTGTACTACTGGTTGGTAGGTGTGACTCCGCCAGGTCTGATGTCCAATAATTAGGCACCATATGGACACACATTGATCCGTTCTCGTCGGTGTGTTTGCGGAGTGTCACTCCGTAGCCTCATCAACATCTTTCTGGGCTGGAAGGTACACTAGCCCAGTGTCCTCGGCTGTATCTACACGTAGCTCTGAGGCCTTTAATGACGGGACTAAACGCTCTACAATGAGCTTGGCAGAAGCTAATGCATCCTTATGAGGGTTATCCTCAGTGAGGGTAGATGCGACCTTATATAGGCTCTCTATAATCTTCTCTGCTTCTGTATGGTCTCTGAAGATATCCACGATGGTATGCTCTTTTTTGGGTCTTCCAGAGGGATTCCCACTGTACCCCTTCAAAAGTTGACCGTTCTCTGCACGCTTAGGATTGTTTTGGGCTTGTATATCTCGCCTTTCCTCTTCTGTGAGGTTCCTCTTCACTTGCTTGCCGTTCTTATCTATAATATCCACTAAGCTGAGTACCGTTTTTTATATAGTTTGTTCAATTCTTGTTTTATTTTCCTGGGGGATTTTTTCGCGATAGATGCTCCAGCGGTTAAACCGTGGTGATAGCCCTGGTCATAAGCTTCGATAGAGGCACGTTCGATAATGAATCGTATACGTCTCACCGAGGTTAATAACCATATAATAATCTTATCTAGTCTGTTGGGGGTGGTTCGCATTTAGTTAGGAAGGTCTTTTTCTTTTTCTTCTTCTTCTTCCAGGGATTGGTAGTACTCATTATATAGGTCATTATCGTATAGACCTTCTTCTTCTATAGCCCTTAGTAGTTCTTGTTCTTCTACTGTTGGAGGAGTATCATAAGTTCCCTCAGTGAACACCTTCGTGACCATCGACGCACCGAGCCGTATACCAATTAACATACACCCAGCACCAATTACAACACCCATCCCTAAGATTATAGTATCTACCATACGCATAACATACAACACAGTATAGTACTTTGTTCCACCTCATTATGGCAAGAGTGTAGTATTCGATTATATAAGGGGCATGTAACACTATTTTAAACTTTTTCTTGTATACATAGATATACGCAGTGTAACTTGTGCTGTGGGACAACACTTAAATAACAACGGTAAAGGAAACAATATGCAAATACTTATTAAAGAATTAAAGAGATCAAAAGAAGAGTTTTTCAAACTTAACGAATCTAGTGGCAAGGTTTATATGGTCAATCATTATGACCGTGGCAGTAAGACCTACTCAATATCACCAACAGACGATTGCAACAAAGAATCGTTCGTTAAAGCCTCCCGCATAATCTTTGTGGGATTTACTTATTAATTAAATAACATAGGTATAGTTGGACGTAGAGGGGTTCGAGTCCCCTCTATGCCTCAAAGGGTTCATGGTGAACTCTATTAGCGAATAGAAAGGATACGACGATGAAAATCTATAAAGAAAAAGAGAATAAAGAAATCAAATCAGAACAAGAAATTAGAACTGAATTATTAG